TAATTATCTTGGAGTTTCTCCAGAAAGAGTGACTTTAGAACCAACTGTTCTTCCTCATGATGAGTTTATTATTCCAAATTTAAAACCATTTGAAGCATTGAATATGCTCACAGCATTTTCACTCAACAACAATTTAACCTCAGCGTTTGTATTTTTCGAGACCGTTTCTGGTTATAAATTTGTAAGTTTGGAGTCTTTGATACAGGCTGATGATGCTCGAACCATTTATCTTCGTCCCCAAAATGTAAGTAATGAAACTGATTCTTTGGCAGGAATAGACTACATCAGCGATTTTAATATTTCTCAGTTATTCAATGTGTTGCAAACAATGTCAACTGGTGGTTATGCATCATCAATGTTAAAAATGGATCTAATCAAGCAAGATGTGCAAACAGCATTCTCAGATCCAGCATCTTCAACACCTGTCACAACGTTGAATGCATTTTTACCAATGAATGACGCGAAAAATAGATTTAATGATAGAATAATTGATGCTTCAGCATATCAAAGATTCTTCACTAACGTAAAAGGTGGATTAATTGACAAGATTATGTTGCAAAGAGCGCATCAATTTTCTCTTTTAAATAACTATACAATGCAAGTTACAATGGCTGGCGATACAAGTTACGAAGCAGGTCAAGTGATCAGCGTTGACTTTCCATATCTGCAACCAATTAATGAAGCAGAAGAAACTCAAGTAGATCCATACAAGGCAGGTCGCTATCTTCTTACTGCCGTTCGCCATCGAATTCTTAACAATAAATACATCTGCTATCTTGAATTATGCAAAGATTCAGTTCTACAGCCATTCCCTTCTGCTGTTGCTGATGATTCTCAACTCTTAACATCTGCTAGATTATCATGAGTAAATTTCGAAAAGACTTTATCGGATTAGATGGATTTCAGTGGTGGTTCGGTGTGGTTGAAAACCGAAACGATCCATTATTGCTTGGAAGATGTCAAGTTCGCATTTATGGAATACATTCTCCAAATTTAACTGATATTCCATCAGCAGACCTTCCTTGGGCTTTGCCAGTCCATTCACTAAACAATCAAACCTTCTCAACACCAAAAGAAGGTGATTATGTTTTTGGATTCTTTATTGATGGATCATATGCGCAACAACCAGTAATGATGGGTATTGTTCCTGGAATTCCTGAGTCAATGACTGATCCAAATTCTGGATTTGCTGATCTTAGAACCCCAGAAGAAATTGCAAATTCACCAAAAAGAACAAGATCAGTTGAGTATGCTACAGATGGTACTGGCGCAACTCTTGAAGAATATACTGATGAAGAAGAATTGTCGGCATTAAGAAATCCATCTGCATTTCAAATTGGTTTTCCAACAAATAGCCCACTCGCAAGAAACGAGCAGGTAGACGAAACAATTCTTTCTGCCAAGAAAGCATCAGTTGTCACTGTTCCAATTTCAGAAGAAAACCAATGGAAAGAACCAGATCCTGCATATGATGCAGAGTATCCATTCAATAAAGTTTGGGAAACAGAATCTGGTCACATTATGGAGTTTGATGATACTCCAGGATCAGAGCGTGTTCATATTGCACACAGATCTGGAACATTCCAAGAAATTTATCCTTCTGGAACTAAAGTCGAAAAGATTGTAAAAAACAATTATAAAATTGTTTTCTCTGATCATCATGTTTACATTAAGGGGCGTGTAAATCTTACCGTTGAATCAAATGTAAACATGAAGGTCTATGGACATGTTAATCTTGAAGCCCACAATGACATCAATGCTAATGTTGCTGGAAGTGTGAACTATACTGTCGGCGGTGACTTTAATGTGAAGGCTGAGAATATTAATCTTGAAGCCAACAGTTATATCAATCAACTTGCAAATACTGGCGTGTTTATTACTGGCAATGGAGATGACGACGACGGCGGTGTGTTCATAGTTGGAGAAGGTTCAGTTGGACTTCAGGGTGGAGAAGTTTCAGTTCTTTCTACAGTTGGAACTACGATAACTGCAGGTATTGACATTTCATTGACTGCTGGTGGATTTATCGCTGCTCAAGCTGGCGGTGCAGTTAGCATTCAAGCAGGGGCGCAATTTAATGTTCTTGCTGCTGGTACTGCGGCAATGACAGCAGCCACAGTCGGATTGAATGGAGCGGTTATCTCTCTCACCTCTGCTGGTCTTGTGAATTTGCAGGGTACAGTTGTTGGTGTTGGTGCAAGTCTCGTTGCTCCATTACAAACGTTCACAACATTCCCACCATCTCCTATAATTGGTGTTCCAATCCCAGGAATTCCAGCTGGGGAAGTAATTCCTGCCTCACCAACAGGATTAGGCGATCCACTTGAATTGCTCGAATATAACGATCCTCCTGTGTTCTTTGAGAAGAGCCCAAGCGTTCGACTTCCTCCAGATCGAGCTGCAGATATTGAACAACAGATTCTAGAATACGTTAAGAATCCAAACTCCTTCTATAATGAAGACGCAGATCGTGGTGATGTGAAGTCGAATTATCAAGGAACACCAGATACAAGCGGATTTGGTGATTCGTTAATTAATCCAAATAATCCAAACATCGATGATGCTTCAGATTTGGCTGCTTGGCTAGAAGAACAATTATCAAAGACCAGTTCAGGCGGCTTCTGGTTAGAAACTGGAATGAGTGGAGGAGATTCAAATCCAAACATTATAAACATCTGGAAAGATCTAGGATTTGGAAACAGAGCTCCATGGAACACCGACCAAACCGCATGGTGTATGGGCTTCATCAACTATGGTCTCAAACAAAATGGATACCGTTTCGTCCAAACTGCAAGAGCGTTTGACATTCGAGATCGTTTGTCAGATTTCGGCGCAACTCAGGTCATAAATCCAAGCGAGGCAAGACCTGGAGATATCGCTCTTTGGAAATATAGTCACGTCAGCTTTGTCTATAAAAACAATAATGGTGCCCTTTCGTTTGTGGGTGGAAATCAAAAGAGTCGCAGCAGCGTTGGTGGCTCTAAGAATAATCCTTCGCAGGGTGATGTAAGTATCTCTTGGCAAAATGGTTATTCGTCTCCAGGAGATGGAACTTTGCTCGGAATCTTTAGACCTGTAAAAGTCTAATATAAATATAAAAACAAATTTTAGAGTAAAAAATGGCAGCAGAAGAAAGAGCATTTTCTGATCTAGATTTAAATTTTACGAAACATCCGATTACAAAAGATGTTGCTCGTAAAACTGGGTATAATGCGATTATCGCTTCTTTAAAGAATTTAATTAATACTAATTTCTACGAAAGACCATTTAATCCAAAATTGGGAAGCAATATTCGCGGTTTACTGTTCGAACCATTAGATCCGTTAACAGGAACTGTTCTACAAAAAGAATTGAAAATTCTTATTGATAACTATGAACCAAGAGTTTCTGTGAGAGATATACAAGTAGTGGCTGATTATGATAGAAATGCATATCAAGTTACTTTAACATTTTTTACGGTTAATTCTACTGAACCACTCAGAACAGTATTATTTTTAAATAGGTTGAGATAATGTCAGCAAACTTAGAAAGTAAATTGATTGTTTCAAATCCAGACTTTAATGCGATTCGAAGCAACTTAAAAGATTTTTTGCGAGCTCAAACCACTTTTTCGGATTATGATTTCGAAGGTTCTGGTCTTTCTAATTTGATCGATCTGTTAGCGTATAACACTCACTATATGGCTTTCTATGCAAACATGATTGCAAACGAAGCCTTCTTGGATACAGCCTCACTTCGTGATGCAGTAGTTTCTCACGCCAAGATGCTTGGATATACTCCAACTTCTGTAACAAGTGCACGTGCAAATGTGAATCTAACCTTCACACAAGCAAATAATGCGGCTGTGGCAAATTTAACATCTCTCACGATTCCAAGATTTACAAAATTTGCTGGAATTTCTTTAAACGGAGTCAACTATACATTCACGACTCTTGAAGAAAAAACTGTAACAAAAGCCAATTCAGCATTTACATTCTCCAATCTCGAGATTACTGAAGGCAAACCAATAAACATTGTCTTCACTTATAGTGCGCAAAATAACCCACTACAACAATTTACAATTCCTGATCCAGATGTTGATACGTCAACACTAGAAGTTATTGTTCAAAACTCTGCTGCCGACTTAACTCAAAAAACATATACGCTTGCTCTAGATGCAACTGAAGTTTCAGCAAATAGCGCAGTTTATTATCTTGATGAAATTAATGATGGAAAATATCAAGTATACTTCGGTGATGGTATTTTAGGTAAACAACTTTCAGATAGCAACATTGTGATTTTGAGTTATTTGAGAAGTAAGGGTGCTGATTCGAATAAGACAAATCAATTCACACTAATTGATTCAGTTGGAACATTAACAAGCGGAACAGTTGTGGTCAACGATGCTGCTCAAGGTGGCACATCTGCAGAATCTATTAATAAAATTAAATTTACTGCGCCAAAAGCATTTGCTGCAAGAAATAGAGCAGTCACAAAAACAGATTATATTTCTCTAATTCAACGCGACTATCCTTCTCTTGAAGCAGTCAACGTTTGGGGTGGTGAAGAAAATGATCCACCAGTTTACGGCAAAGTCTTTATTTCTGCAAAACCTGCTTCTGGCTACGAATTAACAACAACAGAAAAACAATATATTTTAAATGAGGTTGTTGCCCCGTTAAGCATGGTAACTGTAACACCAGAATTTGTTGACCCAGATTATAATTATTTGAATCTAAGTGTTAAAGTTACTTACGATCCAACTGCAACAACGAAAACTCCAGGTCAGATTGTAAGCTCTGTAAAATCAGCTGTGTACAACTTTGCAAATACAAACCTTGACAATTTCAATTCATACTTCAAAGTTTCTCGTTTGACAAGAGAAATTGATAATATCGAAACTGCAATTTTAAGTAACGAAATTGACGTTACAATTGAGAAAAGACTTGAACCAATTCTTGGCGCAACACCAAGAAACTATACTTTGAAATATTATACGCCACTAAAGAAATCAACTAGCGGAAATAGAATTCGCTCAACTCCAGCATTTACTGCATATGACAGCGAAGATGTTGTTCGTCAGGTATTCTTCGAAGAAGTGCCCCAGTCAACAACAGGCATCTCATCAATAACCATTAAAGCAGGTGGTTCAGGATTTACTGTTGCTCCAGAGATAAGAATCACAGGCGATGGCTATGGAGCAGCCGCAACAGCAGTAATTACAAACGGCAAAATCACCTCTGTAAATATTACAAATGCTGGCTCAGAATATACAACAGCAGTTGTGAAAGCATATGACTCTGATGGAAACGAATTGACAAGCGTTTTACTTGAAGCAGTTATTCAGAATAGCGTCGGTAAACTTCGAACATACTATTTCGATGACAATCAAATTAAAACCATTCTTTCTGAAGATGCTGCAACAGTAGATTATGCTGCTGGAACAATCACACTTCAAAACTTCTCACCACTTGATATTAGAAATACTTTAAAAGTTCTTAAGTTCTATGCAATGCCTGAGAATAATTTGTTCAGTTCAACAAGAAGTTCAATTATAACAGTTGATCAAGAAGATGCAGCTGCAATCACTGTCGACGCTATACCTGTAACAATCTAATATGTCATCACAGAATAGACTTTCAACACTCGTAGAATGGCAACTTCCTGACTTTATTCGTCGGGATCATCCATTGTTCGTAGAATTTTTGCAAAAGTATTACGAATATCTTGAAACGCCAAATTCTCCTGTTTACGAATTAAAGAGATTCTCTGATAACTATGATGTAGATAAAGCCAGAGAAGCATTTTTACAATATTTTAAAAATAAAATCATACCTTCTTTTCCTGATTCTACAGAGTTGTCAACAGAAAGAATTATTAAGGCTGCGCGCGATTTTTATGCAAAGAAAGGTACTCCTGACTCATTTAAATTTCTTTTCAGTGCTTTATATGGTGCAGAATTAGAAGTATTTTTCCCAAAATTACAAATTTTAAAAGCATCTGATGGTAAATGGATTCTACCTCAAGCATTTCGTTTAACGCTTACTGGTGCAAATCTTTCTCTTGATTTAAATTTAATTGAAAAGCGAAAAGCATATGGCAGCATTTCCAGAGCGAGCTGTATTGTTGAAAGCGCAATAAGAACAATTGATAAAAGCACCAACAATGAAATTGTTGAAATTTATGTTTCAAATGTAAATCGTGCATTTCAAAATGGTGAAGATCTAGAAATAGAGTATCTTGACATTAATGGCGCGACTCAAACATTCTCAGAAAAGATTATTGGTGCACTTTCAAATATTCAAATTACTCAAAATCGTCGCGGCACAAGATATCTAACAGGTGACCCAGTTGTGATTAATGGTGGTTTGGATACCACATCAACTACAAAAGTAAAGGCTGTTGCAACTGTTGGGAATGTAACCACAGGTTCAATTGATTCTGTCACCGTATTAAATCGCGGATATGGATTTAGAACATTTCCAAATTCTTTAGTTGATATTGTAACAGCAAATGGCGTTGGTGCAAACGTAATTGTTGCTTCGGTAGACACAGCAAACAATATTGAAATTCCTTATAACATTGATGCAATTTTATACAAAAAAGATACTTTATTAAATGCTGCAGACTATGATTTTGATAATGTTGCTTCAGCAGACATTAATACAACCATTATTGATGCATTAACATTTGAAAAAATAAACGTTTATCCAATACTTACAATGAGTGTTGTAAATGGCGGATCTTTCTTCAGTGAAGAGCCAACTTTAGATGTTGTTTCTCTATTCGAGAGTGATTATTCAGAAACAAATGGCAACCTATTGTTAAGTCCAGGCTCATTTAGTACATACAATGCATCAAATTCTTCCATTAAATTTGTTGGTGGTGGGTTTTCTAGTGTGAATGATTATTACAATGGATGGAGAATTTTACTTGAAAAACAATATAGAACAATCATAGATTATGATGGTGCAACTAAAACTGCATTTTTAGATAGATCGTTCGAAGTAAATATAAATTTAACCAATATTCTCACTAAAAATCTTTATCTTGATTCCCGCCCATCAACTAAATCTATGGGCTATATTGCTCACGTTGAAGTATTAAATGGTGGAAGTGGATATGATAGTGGCGATACTCTTTCACTAGCTGGAACAGGTTATGGTGCTGTCCTCAGCCCAACGATAACAGGTGGTTCATTTACTGCAGTTTCAGTATCAAATCGTGGTGAGGGATATGTTGAACCGCCAACAGTAATCGTAAATACATCAACTGGTAGTGGGGCATTATTTAAAGTTTATGTTCTTGGAAATGGTGAGGAATTTGATGTTGTAACTGGAGACATTGGTCAAGTCAGAGACATTATTCTCTCAAATCGTGGATCAGATTATGTTTCAGCACCAAATGTATCACTAAAAGTATATGACATTTTAATTTCTCCTCTTGGTGGATCTGAAGTAATTCTCGAGAATGATATTGTATATCAAGGTGTAAATGTAAATACAACTACATTTAGAGCCATCGTTGATGAATATTATCCATCTAATAATATTATCAGAGTTTTCAATTATTCTGGTTCTATAAACGTAGCACAAAATCTTGTTGTTTATAAGACTGAGACAGCAGCACAAACAAACACCTTCATTCAAACTTCAACGATTGGAGGTAAAACGTATCCATACAAATATGGTGACGGCAGAGCCAGAGCAACAGCAGAATTTTTAAATGGTCTTATTCGCTATAACGGATATTATCTAAACACCGATGGACAATTAAGTTCTGATAAGAGATTACAAGACGCTAAGAGATATCACAATTATTCTTATGAATTAATCTCTGATCGCTCTTACACTGAGTATAGTAAAACTGTTCTTGAGAGTTTACATCCTGCAGGCGCATCACTACTTGCTGCGCATATGATCAAAACAGATTTGCAGGTCTCGCAGCTTTCTAATATAAATGTTCATACACTCTATACAAATAGTAATAGTTTAATCACGAACTGTAACGTTGGATTTAATGCAGCTATTGTTTCTGGAAACACAGGCAGTGACTTTGATTTGCTTGCAAATATTGGTGATATTATCATAATTAATTCTGGTAATGTGTATCGCTCTTTTGCAAAGGTGATCACTTCGTTTACCAGCAACACTCAACTAAATATAGAGAGCCCTTGCGTTATTGTTGGTGAAGGTCGCGGTAAAGTTACAGCAAACCTCAATACACTTACAATTAGCGGCAATTCAAACTCTATTGTACAATTCATCACAGTAGACGACGAACTTAGAATAAACGTAAATAATTCTATCTTGGTTAAAACGATTAATAGTATTTCTGGCAATGTAATTACTCTCAACAGCAATGTGGGTATTACAACGACCAATACAAATCTTGTTTACTTCGTTTATCCGAAGTTAAACGCAGTAAGTTACAAAATAGTCAGTACGACTGACGAATTCTCTTAACGGAGAGATAATATAAAATGGCGAGTTATGCAATCTTAACTAAAAATTTCGGTGTTTTAAACGCCCAGAACTTCGAGCGTTTAACAACTGGGGCATTTGCAAATTGCTACGTCGCGATTGGTCGTCAAAGCGACTGGTCGGGTGGTGATGTTGCTGCTGCTCCTGTAGACACTTCAAACAGTTTCTATCGATTCTGGGACACCATGATCGGTATGAAGAAAATCACTGCTGCTGACATGAATTTAGTTGTTCCACGTGTTGATTGGGAAACAGGAACAACGTATATTGAATATAATCAAGATACTCAAATGTTTGCAAAAGCCAATACTGCAAATGTTGCGTATGATAACAAATTTTATGTGAGAAATACGCGAGATCAAATCTTTAAATGTTTGTTCAATAACAACAGTGGATCATCTACTGTGATGCCAGAAATTAATTTAGATGGCCAACTTCCAGAAAATGCATTTGTTGAAACATCAGATGGATACAAATGGAAGTATTTGTATACAATTCCACCTGGACTTAAAGAAAAGTTTTTCACAAATCAATATATGCCTGTTGTGACAGAGGCTATTGTCACAAATAATGCTGTTGATGGTCGTCTTGACATCATTAAGATTACTGCAAATGGTGCTGGTTTTTATGCGAATGCAAATTCAAATAGTTATAGCATCGTTTCTATTAGTGGTGATGGATCTAATGCAAATGTGACTGTGAAGGTTACAACTACTGCCCTTCTTGGTGGTAATTTGAGCGGATATAATATTATTTCTGCAGGTAACAATTATACCAGAGCCACGCTCAGTTTGACCGACCCTATCAAAGTTCCTGGAACTGCAAATGGCACATTAACCGCAGTTATAGGTCCTCCAGGAGGACATGGCTCAGATGTAGCGCAAGAATTGGGTGCATCTAATTTGATGCTTTGCGTTCAAATTGAGGGTGATGAGGGTGGAAAACTTCCAATTAATGGATTAAACACATTTAGACAGATTGGCATTCTAAAAGATCCTCTATTAGCCAACTCTGCTTTTGCGTCAAATAACGTATACAGAACGACAACAGCTCTCGGCATTTCAGCTGCAGTCACTCCAGCATTTAGTTTGAAAGAAACAATCTATGTTGGAACTTCTCTTGCAACCGCGACATTTACTGCAGTGGTTGAAAACTATGATAGCGCAAATCTTGTATTATATGTAAACAATACAACTGGATCCCTCACAACTCCAGCAACGATTGTGGGGAATACTTCTGGAGCAATTACTAGCGTTTTAAGTCAAACTGCTCCAGAAATAAAGAAGTTCTCAGGGGATCTACTATATATTGAAAACAGCGCAAATATTTCTCGATCAACTGTTGAAACTCAACAAGTTAAACTTACGCTCAGATTTTAAGGTGTAACAGATGGATTTTAATGTAGAACCGTTTTATGACGATTTTGAGGCTTCCAACGGAGCCAAAGATCAGAATTATATGAGAGTATTATTCCGTCCTGGATATGCAGTTCAGGCACGTGAACTTACTCAAATTCAGTCCATCGTTCAAAATCAAATTAAGAGTTTTGGTGACCATATCTTTAAAGACGGTTCTCCAGTTTACGGTGGGCAAATTACTCTTGATACAAACGCAAACTATCTTAAACTTCAAACAACCTATAACGGAATTGACGTCGAAGCTGCAGATTTCGCAAATACCGTAATCTCAAATAGTTCTGGCACTTCGAAAATTCGAGCAAGAGTTGTTTCAGTAGATGAAACTCAAACACAGCCAACATTGATGGTTCGCTATCTTCGCGGAAATCAATTTGCGAATGGCGACGTCATTCAAGCAACAACCACGCAAGGAACAACGTTTGCTCAATTATCTGCTGATAGTGCTTCTGGTAAAGGCTCAGTTGCCTCTATTGACGAAGGTATCTTTTATGTTGATGGATATTTCGTTAAAGTTAGTCCGCAAACTATCGTTTTAGATCCATATGGTAACACACCAACATATAAAATTGGTCTTGAGATCGACGATAATATTATTGATGAGTCTGAAGATACAAATCTTTTAGACCCTGCGCAAAATTCATTCAACTATCAGGCTCCAGGTGCATGGCGTTATCAATTTAGATTAAATCTAGCAAAACGAGAACTCACATCTGTTGACGATGAGAAGTTTTTTGAACTAGTTCGTGTTGAAAACGGACTCATCACAAAACAAGTTCGTTATCCAATTTACTCAGAACTAGAAAATACTCTTGCTCGCCGCACTTATGACGAATCTGGCGACTATACAGTTCGCCCATTTGGTGTTTCTCTTTCCGCAAACACAGCATGTAATGATACATTTATTATTAATGTTGAACCAGGAAAGGCATACGTTAAAGGGTTTGAATATGAGTTTGCTGGAACGCAAAAAATTGAAGTAAACAAAGCCAGAACAACAAATACATCAACAGATTACGATCTTTCAGTTGAGTATGGCAAGTATGTTTATGCGAATACGATCACTGGATCTTCTTCAGGATTGTTTAATATCGCTAAACTCGATGTGATTGATCTTCACTGCGTCCCTCAAGTAAACGTATCAGTTTCAACTATTGATGCATATAATACAACTTATATGGGTTATGCGAGAATTCGCAACTTTAGAAGAGACAGTTCAACAGAATATCTTGTGTATCTAACTGATATTAATCTTGTATCAAATACCGTAACTGCAGCAGCAACTGCTGTAAATGCAAACTCTATTGTGTTCCCTGCAGGATACTCTGATCTAAATGATGCATACGCTAATGTAAGCGTAAGAGTGTTGAGTGGTGGTGCAAGTAACGTATCTGCTGGCGATGTTCGTAAGATCGTAAGATATGATGGTGCTACAAAGACTGCATTTACAGATTTAAACTTTACTGCACTCATCGGTAGCGGTAACACAGTTTCTCTCTTGTATAGCACAAAAGATATTGATTCATTGGTTGAAGCACCTGCTGCAAAGACATCTTATAATGTTAAGATGAATATCTCGAATAGCAGTAAAGATATTACAAATGCAACAATCATCTCTGATGAAAATAGAGATTCATTGTTGTTCATGCTACCAGATAATTATGTTTCTTATGGATCAATCACCAATGCTGACTTTAATAGCATGAAGGTGTTTGAAGATAAGTCATTCACTTCAAATGGTCAGTTAGCACTAACTCTTGCTGGCAATGAGACATATGGTTATGGTTCAGATGGAAGTTTCTTATCTGCAACCTCAGCAAATGCTAACATTATTGTAATGGTCAAATCTCTTGGAACTGCATCAAACGTTGTAGTTGGTCAAATATTGAATTTAACTGCTGCGGTGGGTCCAGGTGGTGGCGGTCGTGGAGTTGCTGTTCGTAGAGATTCATCAACACAATTGACAATTTTCAGTGGTGAATTGGGAACATTTACTGCAGACATTTATGCTGTAGTGAAGGTCAATGATTCAGAATCAGCCACAAATAATCGTAGAACAAAAACGATTCGTGGAAACGCTGCAAACACTACGCTTTTAGCAACCGATAGTTATCTAAATGCTACACAAGTTACAGGTTGCACATCAGTAAGAATTGACACGACAAATGGTCATGTTTGGTTTACAAATACCAGCTTTATTAATAAAACTCCTGGTGGCAATAACTCACTATTCATTCCAGACGTTTATAAGATCATAAAGATCTATGATTCTGGAAGCGGAACTCAAGAACCAACAGCAACAAATGCAATTGATATTACGAGTCGTTTCTATCTAGATTCTGGTCAAACTCTTGGAATGTATGATCATTCTAAGATTGTATTGAAACCAGGTGCCTCTGCCCCACGAGGACAGACTGTTGTGATGTTGCAATATTATGAACATTCATCAGCAATTAATGGATACTTTGATGCAGATTCTTACCCATCGGCTCAATATGCAAATGGAACAATTCCAACGTTCATAACTTCTGATGGAACAACATATAATCTTCGTGATGCGATTGACTTCCGCCCTACGAGAGATATTGGAACAAGTTCGAGCGTTGCTTCATATACCTTTGTTGGTATGAAAAATCCAATGCCAGATGATCCAATGGAATTGACATATTCATATTATGTTCCACGTGTTGATAAACTTATTTTGACAACAGAAGGCGAATTTAAAACTCTCACTGGTGTTGCGGGTAAGTATCCAATTCCTCCTGTGGATACAGAAGATGGAATGACATTGTTTAGAGTTGACATTCCTGCATATACTGCAAATGTTAACAGCATCAAACTTACAAAGGTAGACAATAAGCGTTATACAATGCGTGACATTGGAACGCTAGAAAATCGTATTCGCAATATTGAATACTACACCTCATTGAGTATCGCTGAGAAAAAAGCAACTGATGCTCCAATTTTGTACGAAGATAATGCTACAGAAAAGGAAAAGTATGGTATTGTTGCAGATAATTTCACAGGATTTAATGTTGCTGATACGTTAAATGCAGACTTCAAGTGCTCTTTAGAAAAGGGTAAACTTTCTGCTTATAATAATTTGAAACATATTCCTCTCGAAGTTAGCACAATTGGTGCAAATACTAAGAGAAATTCAAAAACTGTTTCGCTTGATTATACAGAAGAAGTTATTGTTCAACAAACAACAGCGACTGCAAATGTGACTGTTCAGCCATATTTGTATGGAACATTTATTGGGCAATTAACTCTTTCGCCACAAAGCGACAGCTGGTTCTCTGAGAATCAAGCACCAATTCCTGTATCTCCAACATCGCCAGTTCCAACAATTGATGCGCCTGTTCCAGTTGTCGGTCCGCAAAATACAATTACCACAAATCCACGTAATCCATTTGGATTTGCACCAATTGTCTTGACTCAAGAGGATTGGTTCCGCAGAGGTGGCGGTATGGCAAATGCGTTAAATAGAGCGCAGGAACGAGTAGAAGAATTAGCACCGTAGTAGGTTTAAAACATGTTCGACGAATTTCCATTTAATTTTATATTCAATCCAAACCTAATCAATGGTTTGGATCCAAATGCGTTTTCGCCAGTTGAGCAATCTAACGATCCAAATATCGTTACTCGATTTATTCGCGCAAACGAAGTTGTGTTTGTTGGCACATCGTTAACACCAGATAAAGTTCCTAACTTTTTCTTAGATGATGCAGTTGTCAATAATTTTGTACAGAAGTCAAATAGACTAGAATTAAATGCTGCAAATAACGCAAGCATCTTCGTTCAAGGTGAGGGCATTGTTGATATTACAACAAATGCATATGCTCGTGTTCTTGCAAGCTCGAATAATATTCTATATTTGAATCAAAACTTTTTAACTGTGAATATCGCTGCTTATGGTGCCAACTCACTAAATGACAATGATTATGCTGTAAATGATATTGTTATTCAGAGAGCCAGTGGAACAAGTGGTGTAACAACTTTCCGTGGTCGCGTTCAATACTATGATCGTGCAAATGGTGTTCTTGCCATCTCTCCTTCTGATGGTGCTATGAATGCATATGGTGCTGTGGCAAATAGTGTTATTTCAAAATTGAACAGTGCAGTTCTTACAAATGCTGCATCATTCATTCGCGGAAACACGTTTAGAGCTGGCAACAGAGTTCGTGGTGCTGCGAATGTGTCAAATACTGGATTGATTGTTTCTCTTGATCATGCTTCTGGTGTTTATACTGCAGCAAATGGCACCAACACTCTATCAATTCTTGTTCAAGCCAACTCAATTAATTCTGTTGGAAACACTCTTATCATCACTTCTGGAACTGGACAAAACACTGTAAGAGAAATTCTTGCAGTTCATGGTACGAATCATAATGAACTTCGTCTCAATGCTACAGTTACATTGAGTTCAAATTCTAAGTATACATTTGGCACTCACGTGGTTGATGAATTTGGTCGCATCACTGGTATCTTTAATATTCCAGAAACTGAAAGTGCTCGATTCCCAGCAGGTGAGCGTATCTTCACAATCACTGATACGGAAGGTGCTCAAAATAACTTCTTCTCAATGCGTGCAACTGCGACATATAATGCAGTTGGTGCGCCACCAGTTATTCCACCACCTGTATTTGTCCCACCACCTGTTCCACAAAGAAGAAGAGATCCTCTTGCTCAAACATTCTTTACGCCAGAAGTTGATGTGCAAGTAAATGGCGCGCCTAAATTTAATTATGGCATTTATGTGTCATCTGTCGACTTGTTCTTTGCTGGTAAGCCAATTCTAGCAGATCTTCAACTTCCTATTACAGTTGAACTTGTAACTGTGGTGAATGGAATTCCAACACAAAATGTGATTGCTGCTAAATCAGTAGAATGTCGTGATGTTAAAACGTCATTGATTCCAGATGCATCAAATACCAGCACAATTACCAACTTTAAGTTTGATGATCCAGTATATTTGGAACCAGAAACAGAATACGCTATTGTTGTGAAGTCTGATTCTCCAGATTACTATGTGTTCATCTCTGAACTCGGCGGAAGTGTTCTTGGTGCAAATCCACCACGTCGTGTTTCTCAGCAGCCATATCTTGGCTCATTGTTTAAATCACAAAACTCATCAACGTGGACACCAATTCAAAATCAAGATTTGATGTTCCGCATTAAGAAGTGTGTCTTTACGCCAAATACTGGTGGCACGGTATTGTTTAAACCACAAAATCAATTTGCCAATGTGAATATTGATTCTATTTTGATGCACACAACACTGTTAACAAAGAAACCAACAGTTGCAAACTTTAAGTTTAAATCGAACAACGTTTCTAACGTACAAGATGCTCAGTTCACCTATATTCCTGTCAATTCACGATATAGTTTTGGTGCTGATTTGTTGACATCAACCGCAACATCAAATCGCCGTCGTCGAATTATAGAGGGTGATACAGGATCATTTATTGCTGGTGTTGATTTAAATACGACAGACGCAGACGTATCGCCAATTGTAAACATTGAGCGCATCAGTGCTGTTGCTTATGAAAACGATATCAATGATGGAAGTATTTCAAATACTGATATTAGCATTACTTCTGTTGGAACGCATACTGACGCTGGTGACATTACAGTTACAATTTCTGCTCCAGATTTAGCAGATGGCATTCAAGCAAATGCATATGTTTCTGCTCTATCTAGCAATGGTGTTAGCACAATTATTGTTGACAATTCAGGTTCTGGATATATTACAACTCCAACGATTACTTTCTCAGAGGCTGTAGCATCATCAAATGCAACCGCTGTGATTGCTGGTGAAACAGGATCTTCTGGCGGTAATATGAAGGCTCGCTATATCACGAAACAGATTAGTCTTGCTGACGGATTTGATGCAGGTGATCTTCGTGTTTATATTGACGTCAATCGTCCACGTGGAACTAATGTTCACGTCTATTACAAAGTTAAATCAGCATCAGATCCTGAAAACTTCGAGTTGAAGAAGTGGAAGTTGATGAATAAGGTTCTTGATACCTATTCTGCAGATCAGAGCGAGGTTATTGAACTCGAATTTAGACCAAATCTTGAGAAAAACGTTCTTTCATATGTTGAGAATGGCGTTGTATATCCTCTTGGTGGTACGTTTAAATACTATGCTATTAAGATTGTGATGTCCGCTGCAGATCCAACTGTTGTTCCAACAGTTCTAAACTTTAGAGCAATTGCAACACCATCAGGATAATATGAAAATTAAAGTTAAAGATAGAAGTGATCTTGTTCGAGATTCGCAAACAATGGCAATCTTGAATGTTGACAAAAATGTATTAAATAAAGATCTTCTATATAAACAAAAAATGCGTCGAGAAAAACAAGTCGACGAGGCGATAAATAAACTAGAAAATGATGTAAACGAAATAAAAGGTAATCTGAATAAAATACTTCAGATACTTGAGACTAGAGGTCCGTAATGGCTAATGCAAATATTTCAACAGTTGTCGTAACCAACACCTTTGATGAGTGGCGAGTCGCTACAAATGATTTGATTGCAGATCGTAACACTTTACGAAATACAAATTATGTCAAAGATGGCGGTAATTATGCGATCGCAAATGGCGTTTTAAGTGTTCAAAAAGACGGTGGTGGTACTGTTTTTTCTGTTGCGAATGACGCTTCAATTAGCGGTAATGCGACCATCAACAGATTAACTGTTACAACAGGTATTAATGCTGCAGTGATAAATGCAACAACTGCAGTAAATTCAACATCATTCATCACAACAGCTGGATTAAATGTAACGAATCAGGCTAACCTTGCGCGAAATCAGGCAAACGCTGCATATGATATTGCAAATACTGCCAGAGATCAAGCGAACACTGCGCGTGATACCGCAAATACTGCCTCTGAAACTGCTAGTATTTCTGCAAATAGTGGTTCTACTTTAACCAGTAAAAAATTAAATTTCATCAACACTTCAAGTATTCTTGTGAGTGTCACTGATGCATTAGACGGAAATGCAAATATTTCTCTTCAAACGAGTTTTGCAAGTCCTAGTGATGCGTATGATCAAGCAAACACTGCTCGTAATACTGCGAACGCTGCCTATGAAGCCGCAAATACTGCTGGTGGCGGTGCTCCATATGATCAAGCAAACACCGCCCGAGATCAAGCAAATACGGCACGTACACAAGCAAACACGGCACGCGATCAAGCGAATACTGCACGTGATACAGCGAATATTGCATATGGACAAGCCAACAGTTCATATGATCGAGCAAATGGTGCCTATGGTCAGGCTAACGGCGCATACGCTCATGCGAACATTGTTTATGCTCAAGCCAACACTTCCTATGACCAAGCGAATACTGCATATAATCAAGCCAATACTGCTCGCACTACTGCAAACGATTCTTACAGTCAAGCCAACACAGCGCGTGATCAAGCCAATACTGCTCGAACCACAGCCAATGATGCTTATGGTCAAGCAAATACTGGAAGCACTCAAGCAACTGCTGCTAGAGATCAAGCCAATACTGCTAGAGATCAGGCAAATACTGCTCGCAATACAGCCAATGGTGCATATGGACAAGCCAATGGTGCATATGCTCAAGCAAACACATCAGCAAATACAGTTCGTGTTTCCGCAAATCTTGGATCCACATTATCAGCAAAACAACTTAACTTTAATAATACATCAACAATTCAAGTGAATGTATTAGACGGTGGTGGTGATGCTGCTGGAAATGCAAATGTAACATTCTCAGTAATTGGTGGTCTCTTAAGTGCAAATGCATGGAAACATGCAACAGCAACTTATGATAGCGCCAACGTATACATCTCTGCCACTGCACCTGCCTCTGGAAATCAAAAGGGTGACATCTGGATTCAATTTTAATTAAGGTGCAAAATGGCTCTTAAAATCTGGGACAGCACAGAATGGAAAATGGCGTCTCAAATCAAAGTTTGGGATGGCACCACTTGGCAAAATGGCTCTCAGGCTAATGTCCATGTTTGGACTGGCACAGCATGGCAAAAAGTTCATCCTGGCGTAGAATTAGATGCAACAATTGGATATTCAGTTTTCACCACTGATCCTACAGATGCTGGGAGTGGTGGTAATGCTCAAGCCAGAGTTAATATTTTTGCAAACGGAAAAATTCAAACCTTTGAATCAACATCAATATCAGGAACTGTAAGAACATCAAGTGCTGATTGGTTGCTAACAGGAACAAATTCTGATTATGATGTTTATGTTGCAAATTTTGGCGGAGATAATTTAGAAAGTGGCAGCGGACCAGTTGATGGTACTCGCACAAGATTAAGTTCAGGTGTTGAATATTCTTTATTTATAAATTCGAATGGAACTAAAAGTTCTTCATTTGATATAATCATTTGCGCGAATAATTCAGCGACAGGCACCACAATTCAAACAGCTCCAGTTTTTCTACAAGTTGATGTCGGTGGATTGTAATTTAGAGTAATCAATGTCTAATCTACTTACAATTAATACAAAAGGAATTTTATTTCCTGATGGAAGTTTTCTAGATACTGCGCAAGTTGGATCAAATCTCAACGTTGCAGCAAATGGCTCATCTATTGAGTTTACGAAATTTCTCAATTTTATTAATACTGATACAGTCACCGTTTCAGTAACTCCAAACACAGGTAATCCTGGATATACAAACGTTGCATTCACATCAACTGGTGGGGGTGGCGGTGGAGTGAGTGGTCCATCAGGTCCATCAGGTCCATCTGGACCAAGTGGTCCATCTGGAGCAGCATCAACAGTTTCTGGTCCGCAAGGCGCACAAGGTCCGTCTGGTCCATCTGGCGCACAAGGTGCCGCATCTACTGTTTCTGGACCACAGGGTGCACAAGGTCCATCTGGACCATCGGGTGCTCAGGGGGCAGCATCTACAGTTTCTGGTCCTTCTGGTCCGCAAGGAACATCAGGTCCATCTGGTGCTGCCTCTAATGTTTCAGGTCCACAAGGTTCACAAGGTGTTTCTGGTCCCAGTGGTCCATCGGGTCCATCTGGCGCTGCCTCTACAGTTTCTGGACCATCTGGACCAAGAGGTATAACTGGTCCGTCTGGTGCACAAGGCGTATCAGGTCCACAGGGAACTGGTCCGTCAGGTCCACAAGGAACTCAAGGTGTTTCTGGTCCAAGTGGTCCACAAGGAGATCCAGGTGGTCCATCTGGTCCGTCAGGTCCACAAGGTCCGCAAGGTCCACCAAATGGTCCATCTGGTCCAAGTGGTCCACAAGGTCCTTCTGGTCCAACTGGTGACAAATATTCTACATCTAGTACATCGACATTTACGATTGCTCAAAATATAAACATCACGATTACAGTCGGCACTGGTTTATCTTGGACGCCTGGACGTGGTGCTCTTATTCGACACGATGGATTTAACTTTATATACGGAAGTGTTGAAGCATATAATCCAGCCACTGGTGAATTTACATTCTTCTCAGATCCAATTCTTGACTCTGCAGCAGGTGTAGGAAATTCATTTAGCAGTTGGAAAGTTGATGTTGCAATAATATTCTCAACAGTAGAAGGTCCTACTGGTCCATCAGGTGCTGCATCTACCATTTCTGGTCCAACTGGTCCGTCAGGTCCATCGGGTCCATCTGGCGCTGCCTCTACAGTTTCTGGACCATCAGGTCCGAGTGGTCCAAGAGGTGCATCAGGTCCATCTGGTCCATCAGGTCCACAAGGACCAAATGATGCAGCATCAATCAATTACATCCAAGATGGCACAGGTGCTGTTAGCAGAACAGTTCAAGCAGGATTGAGAGATCGAATTAGTGTATTTGATTTCATGACAACTGCTGAAATCACCGATGTTGAAAATAGATCGTTTACTCTTGATGTAACATCAAAAATTAAAGCAGCGATCGACGCTGCATCAGCACAAAGAAAAGATCTGTTCATTCCAGCAGGATTGTATAAGATCGTTCCAGCAACAGCATCTGAGTGGGCTGGTGGTGCTGCTGACTCTGGTCCAGTTTATGTTGCATTTACAATACAAAATAATATGTCTATTGTTGCTGAGGAAGGTGCAGTATTTAAACTTGCAGACAATTTCTCAGTTGTTGGTGCTGTGAAAGCGCATGCGATGTTCTTTACAAATGTCCCAACTGCAAATGTCTCCTTCTATGGTTTGACAATGGACATGAATGGAAATAACAATGATGGTATCGCGCCATTCCCTGGAGACAATAATCCACAAATCTTTATTAGTGGTAAAACACCACGCTATTCTATTCCATCAAGAAGAGCAACAAGCACCTCAACCAACACAATTGGAACAGGATCAAAATCATTCACCATAGAAACTGGTAAAAGTTTTAGTGTTGGTGAAGATATTGGTATGTTAGTTGCTTCAGGAACTGGAGCATCATTATGGTCTATGCATGGAACCGTCACATCGTATAATAGTGGCAGCGGTGCTCTAGTGGTAAATGTAACTCAAACTAGCATATATGGAGTTGGTCAAAGCGTCGGTGGAAGTTCTGGTGGCGCGCCTCGTTGGGCAATTGGTGATGGTATTGGAGCATATATTGACGATGTTGTAATTGAAAAGTGCATCTTCTTGAATAATATGGGTAAAACTGTTCTTGGTTGTGCTCAATTAGATGGCGCAACGAAAATAAAATTAGGAAAAAATTGGAAAGTTCTGAACTGCACATTTAAAAATAATGGTAAACGTGCTGCGGACCACTCAACATTTTACGGTATGGTTGATGATTTGACTGTAGAAGGATGTTCATTCACAGCAGATTCAATGTTCCCAAATGGTTCAACTGGACCATATGCTGATGGTGGTGGAACAATAACATGTGGTACACTTGTTGCGATTGAAACTCACGGAAGCAATCACAGATATAGTAACAATTTATTTGAAAATTACTATCAAGGATTTTGGATTGCCTCAAACGGAGCATTTGAAGCAAACAATATTGTAATTGCGCAAAATAATTTCAAAGTATTGACTTATGGAATGGGTTCGTATAGACGCGAAGGTGGTCCAACAATTATTCGAAATGTGAATATTTCTGACAATACATTCATATATGACAATACTTCTAGCGCAGATGGCGTTCCTAAAGTGGGTGTTCTTATTGCTGAAGATGAAGAGATTGAAGATTGGAGCATCTGTAACAACATTGCTAGAAAAGAAGTGCCTGCTGGGCAATCAAATTATCAATCTTATTTTATAGGAATATTCACTGCACGTGTAAGCGGCGTGATGGATCGAATTGTTATTGATGGTAACTATTGCACTGGATTTGCTCGCGGCATTGTTTTGTATAGTGCTGTATCAGGAAAGAGTTTAGGAACAATTCGAATCACGAACAATACCATTTTAAATCCAAACACCACTTCATCATTCCCATCTGGTGCATATGGAATTTTGGCTTATACAACTGGTGGTGCATCTACAGTCAAAGAATTAATTATCGATAATAACTCATTTATTGATAATCGTGCTTCGCCACAAATGCAATATGGGATTAGATTATCTGGTGATTGGACAGTTAATAATCTTTGGAGAGATGGGAACAAATACTATGGATCAACAGTAGCAGATTTTGATTCAACTGGAGCGGTTATCACAAATACACGATCTGCAGATGGCGGTGGTGCAACTGGTCCGCAAGGCGCACAAGGTCCATCTGGTCCAACTGGTGCACAAGGCTCACAAGGACCAAGTGGACCAACATCAGGTGCTTCAAGCATCACGAATTTCACACCAACTTGGTATAATCAAGAATTTGGTTCTCCGCAAACAGCTGTAACGATTGGAAACGGAAACAACGTTGGGTATTATAGTTTGAATGGAAATGAAGTTACAGTTGTCGCAACATTATTGTTGGGAAGTACAACAAGTATTGCCACCAAATCAACATCAGGATATGTATATCTTGCATTACCCTTTGCCTCTGCTTATGCAGGATTAAGTTATAATGGTGTCTGGAGAATTTACGACGATAGTGTCGCTAAATTTTATAGTGGATCTGCGTTTGTCGATGGTGGTGGTAGTACTGTCTCTTTGGCTGTTGATAATGGTTTGTTCGTTCGAAATGCTGCAGGTTCTGAGAATCCTGTAAATTTTGCTGCGGGAGACGCATTGTCCGTGCAATTAACATATTTCAAGACATAATCAACTTGATTTTGGCGTAAATTTAACGTAGAATATAGGGATGTTTCGATCCTTATAAATATAAAAAAGATTTTTGGGATTACTATGTCAGATTTAAATAAAACTTGGCTCCCTGGACCTTCGAGAGGAACGACTACCGTAACCTCTCCAGGAAACGTTACAATCCCATATGGTCGTTTTGTTGGTACAGTTTCAGGAAAGGGTGCTCCTGGAAACTCTCCAGTAACAGCAGGTTGGGTGACAAACTATAACACCAATTATAATGTTGCGTATCCAATCGCCAATCAGCCGATCGCAAATCAGCCACTGGCGAATCAGCCAGCAACTGCTTGGACAACCAATTACAATACAAACTATAACACCAATTATAATGTTGCGTACCCAATCGCGAATCAACCAATCGCCAATCGTCCAATCGCAAATCAACCAGCAACTGCTTGGACAACAAACTACAATACCAATTATAATACGAACTATTTCGTAACATATCCATTTGCTGGATTCGGTTTTGGACACTTCTCGTTTGGTGGAAATAATCCAGGTGTTTATTTCGTGAACTCTTATCGATATTGGACTTACGGTATCTATCAAAACCAAGCTGGTCCTCCAGGATATGTTCAAAGTACCAGTTACAACTTCGACGACTCTCAATGTCCATCGCACTTTGCATTCGATCAAACAAATCCATTACAATATCAGTGGCACTGGGTTTACTTTCAATGCTGGCATCAATTTGCACCAGGAAATGCATTCTTTTTCACAAATTACAATACAGAATATAACGTCGCATATCCTGTTGCAAATCAACCAGTGGCAAATCAACCAATTGCAAACCAGCCTATAACTGCTTGGACGACAAACTATAATACCAATTATAATACGAACTACAACGTTGCTTATCCAATTGCCAACCAACCAATCGCAACTCAGCCACTGGCGAATCAACCAATAACTGCTTGGACGACAAACTATAATACAAATTATAATACCAACTACAATGTCGCGTATCCAATTGCGAATCAACCAATTGCAAATCAACCAGCCACAGGATTTACTCCTGGAAACATTGGTGCTTCTGCTTCTGCTCTTGGTGTGACATTACCTGGCGGTGCAGTTGGTAATGTGATTGATGGTGGTCCAATTCCAGCGACACCAATTTCACCAACAACAGTAAGTTACTGGACTTACCCAGATAATTCAACATATCCTGTTACAGCCCCTTCTGGATCGGAAGTCGTAATTAAACTTGAATAATTAATTGAGAGTGGAGTGAATATTATGTTTAAGATTGATAAATTCAAAAGACAGTTTCCTAAATTCTGTCATGTTGAACAAGTCTTTTCTAAAGAAGAAGTAAAAAGAATTTATGATTTGGAAGATTTAGAAAAATTCCGAAGAGGAATGGTTGGATCTAATAATTCTGAAGGTGAGGTTAAACTCGAATCTCGAGATTCTGAGATTATGTGGGTTAATCCTAATCATGAATCAGGTTGGATCTTTGATCGTTTTGCTCAAGTCTTAGCAAACGTGAACTATGATTTCTTCAATAGTAATATTAATCATATGGGTCCATTTCAATATACTCTTTATCGCGAAAATCAATATTATAACTGGCATGTTGATTCAGATTCCATGTATGCTGATTTAACTCGAAAAATTAGTGCAACAATTATGTTATCTGATGCTTCTGATTATGTTGGTGGTGAGTTCGAATTGATTGCAAATGGTAATGTGGAACAGCCAATAATGCTTCGACCAAATGCAGGTGATATTATTTTCTTCGCCTCTCACATGCCTCATCGTGTTCGAGCAGTTACACAAGGTGTGCGGAAATCGCTAGTGAATTGGATATATGGACCATGGGATTAATGGATAAATTATGGATCTCTCAAAGTTCACAAAACTCAAGTTTTGGTCAAATAACATCATTGAATTTTATTGTAGAAAAGAATTCGAAGGTGTAATTCCTGAACCAAAACCAGCAGCGAAATACTTTCCAGAATGGTTTAAAAATCTAGAACCATACATTGCTGCTAGAGATAAAAGCAGTGGTGATAAAAGAATCATGACTGCGAAAAGATGTCTGCCTCTCATCGATGCAATGTCATTGGGTTTTGTTATCCCTCTTGCTGCTGATTGCCACGTTTTAACAAATCATGACAATTCTCAAATACTTTTTAATGGATTGGCTGGATCATTCCCAATTATTGAATCTCATGATAAGCGACAAGTCGGAGGTCACAGCACAATTAAAAGAAATAATGGAGATGCTCTTAAATTCCTAAATTATTGGGTTGTGAAAACTGCTCCAGGATGGTCAAGCCTTTTTATTCCTCCGATTAATAATTTCTCACAGCCGTTTACCTGTTTAGGTGGAATGGTTGATACTGACAAATATACAAAAGAAGTGAATTTTCCAGCAGTTTGGCATGCTCATAATTTTGATGGAATGATTTATGCAGGAACACCGCTTATTACTGTAATACCAATTAAAAGAAATATTTTTGATAAGAAACCTGTTATTCGAAAAATGACTAAAAAAGAACAAGAAACTCATAATCAAATGAATCGAATTCAAAATAGTCGTCTTAGTTATTATACAAATGAGTTGAGGGTTAAGAAATGAGATTTATTAAGTATTTTATGGGTGATAATAATGACATTTTGGACAATGGCATTCATCCAAAAAAAGACGATATTGAGTTTATCTGTTTCATGGGTCAGGCTGCGTCTCATGAACAAACTCGAGTTAAACTTGCAAAAGAAGTCGACACAAAATTTAAAAAGTATCAAGTCGAAAAGCATGGATCGTACACCTTTGCTCAATGTCCAGGAATGTTAGATTATTCCCGTCTAGGATATATCATTCCAGCATGGACCAACTTTGAGTTCATGTACAACTCTGCAGGTGTAGAGATATTTGATGGAACAATCGATTCTAGAGTTCGCTCTAAAATTCCATTAAGAGGATTCGATCCAACTATTTTCGATGGCGCAATTAAAAACGACGATGGATCTAAAACTGAAATCTATAACATTCAAGCACCTTGGCATATTCGATGCAAGCCTGGAGTCCATATGATGATTATGCCTGCATTCTATCATAGCAATATTCTAGATGATTTTCATATCCTTCCAGGTGTTATTGATTATGGTAGCGGATTTCATACGATTAATTTCTTAACTGGACCAAAGAGATATGGTCAGTTTAAGATTATGATGGGCGAGCCTCTATTCCACATCATTCCTCTCAAGAATGTCCCATTCACTGCTTCTTATGGACTTGTTGATAATTATAAAAATGTCTATAAAGAAGATGAGTTTTTTGGTAAAATTAAGAGTTTCTATAGAAAATTTTATTGCGGAAAGAGAAAATTCTCCTTACGAAAGGAGATGGGAGATAAATGAAAACTATTTTCGTAAGCATTGCTTCATATAGAGATAAACTTCTTTTAGCAACTCTGAACTCATTAAGGCAAAATGAGTCTGGTCGAAATAAGATCGTTTATGGTGTTTTCGAACAGACCAAAAAAGAAGACAGTTTAGAGACAAAAGCACCAGAGTTGCTAGACAATGCTGCGATTCGATACAAAAGAATAGACCCAGAATATGCTGATGGAGTCGTCTGGGCTCGAGCAATCAACGCCATGCAGCACTATGATGAAGAGTTTTTCTATCAGATCGACTCTCATATGCTCTTTGATAAAGACTGGGATAACACTCTTTTGTGGGACTATCAACAAGCATCTAGGCTTGCAAATAACCCTAAAGTTATTTTAACAACAGGCACGAAGAATTTCGAGTATTTCTCAAATTATATCACAAAACATACACTAACTCGTGATATAACAGTGAATTTTAAGTATTGGCAATTTGATAAGGAATTATGTCTAAAGGTTCATGGTCCTTGGATTGCCGCGACTGATACTGTTGTTCCTGGAATCCATACGATCGCAGGTAACTTTTTCGCACCTGCTACCTGGATTAAAGATGTCGGATTCAACACTAGATTGTTTTTTGAGTATGAAGAACAATATATGTCTCTTACATCCATATTGGCTGGATATAAAATCTATCATCAGAGAAAGATCCAATGCTATCATTATCTGGATTCTGCGAAATCAACAACTCGCCAAGAGAACGATCCAGTTCGTCCGTCGAAGATCTTTGACAATAAGAAGCGAGAGAAGGAGGAATTTATCAATTATATATACTCTTTAGGTGAGGAGAAACTTGAAGAATATCGAAGATTGACAGGAGTTGATTATATAAATAGAAAATTAGAAGAGCGCGCAATCACCAGAACCGTTCCTCCAACAATTCCTGTTGATTGGGAATTGCCTCAACCACCAGAACCAGCAAAAGACGAAGAGAAAAATGAGCCTTGAAAATGATTTTAAAGAAGTATTTTCATATTCAATGCATGCTGGTGGTGGGACCAATCTAAATTTCGATGACATTGATAAAAATCTCTATAATACTCGAAAAATTGATCGATACTTTCTAGAAGGTATCAAGATCGACCCAAAGATCCACTCTACTCAAATGTTTTTAGCCAATAGTTTTTATTTTCTAGTGGCTGGAGAGATTGATATTAAATATCAAGACGGATCCGACGATCGCGTTTCTGGTTCTTATTATAATTCGAATGATTGGGTTTCCTATAAAAAATTCTGGACTGAGAATAAGCCATGTAAGATTATTCCTTCTCAGAATGCATGTTTATATAAAATTCAGAGAATAAAAGAAATACAGAATGATTCGCCTCTCAACGATCTATCAAACTTAAATGTGATAGTTAAAAAAGTGAGTGCAGATAACGTTTCTTTCACTACAACAGGTAATAGCATTCTTCTAGTGTTTAATGCTAGCATGGAAGAATTTACTTTAAGAAATGAAACAATTGTGTTTAATACCTCAACTGAATCTGATTATTGCGAAATTCTTATTGACAAGAATCCGCAGTTTATAAAATTTAAAAATTATTATAGATTCTCAGTTAACGGAAATTGCACATTTTCTACTGCAAACTCTTGTCATTTAGTTTTGTTGACACCAAAGTAAAGAATAGGAAAATAGCATGGCAAGTCAAGTAGAATTATTTTGCGATCAAGGATCTACATTTTCCTACACGATAGATATTGCAAATGACGACGGCACAAAAATTAATGTTGCTGGATATTCATTCTCATCATCTATTCGTAAATCATATTATTCAAATAAAGTTGCTGCGAATTTAACCGTGGCAACTACAGACGCCGCAAACGGAAACGTTGCATTATCTATGAATGCAGCAACTACAGCAAACATTAAAGCTGGCAGATATCTTTATGACGTTAGAATGGTAGACACATCAAATGTTGTTACACGTGTGATTGAAGGAGTCATTACTGTCTACCCACAAGTAACAAAGTCATAAAGAAATGAAGGTAACGGTTGGATCAAATAGTAATACATCATTCCAACCAGCAACAGACAGAGGTTCTGGTGCTGCCATAACTGTCAATCCACCTGCAGGTTCTACTGTTAAAATCTCAACAGTTGGTGGTGCTGGCACAGGACCTGCATACGATCAAGCAAACATTGCTAGATCTACTGCGAATAGTGCTTATGGACAAGCCAACGCTGCATACAATGCGGCAAATAGCGCCAAAGTCACGGTGTATGCAAATAGTGGTGCAGCCAACGCAACCACACAAAATATTAATTTTGTAAACACATCGTCGATTCTTGTCACAGTTGCAAATACAAACGGAAATGCAAATATTTCGTTTGCAGTCACTGGTGCTGCTGCTGGTGATGCGTATGATCAAGCAAATGCGGCAAGAGACCAAGCAAATACAGCACTTAATGTTGCTAATGGCGCATATAGTCAAGCCAACGGAGCATATGCCCAAGCAAATGGTGCTTACTCGCAAGCAAACGGAGCATATAATCAGGCTAATGGTGCATATGCTCAAGCCAATGGTGCATATGCTCAGGCTAATGGAGCATACTCTCAAGCAAATAGTGCTTACAATCAAGCCAATGATGCATACAGTCAAGCGAATGCTGGATATGCAACTGCTAATGCGGCTTATGCGACAGCAAACACTAAATTAAGTTTATCTGGTGGTACAATTACAGGACCAATTAGTGGATTAGGAAATTCTAAACTAGACCTTACTACTTTCGGAGCCAACACCGCATATCTAACAACTACTGATAATGATTCTACTGCATTGTTTATGGGAGCG